CCGCCGCCTTGATGGTCATGCCGGTACGCGTAGCCATGTCGGCTGCCGCTTGCATCGCGCGCGGAAACTCTTTGCCCGCGATGCCGGTAAACGCGAGCAGGGTTGTTTGCGCTTGCGTCACGTCCCCCGAAGAAAAGGTTGTGGCGCGCTGCATCGCAACGGCCATTTTGTTCAGCTCGCCCGCGTTCAAACCCGCCGCGTGACCGGTTGATTTCAGCACCGCCGCAAGTTGGGCTTGCTCGGCCTCGGCACGGATAGTTTCCTGGACGAATGTGCGCAGACCGCGCACCGCCATGTTCCCGGCGAATGCCGCGCCCATCAGTGCAGAAGCTTGCTTCCATGCTCTACCTGCGCGCTTGGCGCTATTCTCAATCTCTCGACCGGTGCTGCGCGCCTTGCGCGCAGCGCGATCCATGTCTGTCTCGAAGCTGCCCGTGCGGGCAAGCAAATCAACGATGATGGAACCGGCTGTTGCCATGATCAATACCCATTAAAAAACCCGCCGAAGCGGGTCAAGAAGGTGTCGGGAACTTCAACATAGCGCGCCGCAATGCATGCACAAGGCCGCCGTTTCCGGCACTTCGTACTGGCAACTCGGGCAAGCCTTGCGCGGTCCGTAAACCGTAGGCAGCAACCAAACCTGCGAGTACGGCGATAAACCACGGCGCAACCGCCATCGCGATGATAAAAAGCAGTACGACTACGATCATCTCCATGGCAGTACTCCGTTCGCGGATGAGTAAGACAATAATACGCCTATCCTCCTTGAACATTCATCCCTAAGGCAGCGAACGTGCGCAGTTCCGCCTTCGAGAATCGTCCGGCCATCGATGCCTCCTGCGCCAGACGTAGCTCAACGCCGTCCACCAGCCAATCTAAGCGCGCGGAAAAATCTCCGCCTACCTGAACCTGCGCCAGCAAAGCCGCGGGTCTGTGGTAGCGGTGCAAATCATCAAAGGGCGATTCTTCGTAGAACTTCTGCCAAGATCGAAATTCCCGCTCCGACATGACCGCCTGCAACTCCCCGATGGTTCGCCCCAAGGCCAGGGCGAGAACGTGCCAGAATCGTGTCTCGCCCGTCAGGCGTTTCCCCGCATGTCCGCAAAGTCGTTAATCTCGGCGATTACGTCTCCCAGCGTGCGCAACACCTTGGGCTTGAGTCGATCAGCCTGTTCGATGGTTAGCGCCGGTTCGCCGTCAGCGTCAACCATGCTGGCGCAGACCAGGCGGCTGTGTGCGCGGTCGCGCACAGCTTCATCGGTTGAAGTCAGCGCCGTCACCCAGCGGTTGAATACGACGTGGCTGACGGCCTTGAAATGCAGCGTATGCTTCTTGCCATCGCCAAGTTCGACTTCGCGCGCAATAATTTCATTGCTGACGAAAAGGGCAGCGGGCAATGTTTGTTCGGTTTTCTCGCTCATGATCTCTCCCGATTAAGCCGCAGGTTTAAATTTCCACTCAACTTTGCCCGAGCGCTGTAACGCCATTGTGCCGTTCACGCGGTCATTAATGGCAACGTCTATCGTCACCTCGGCGATATAGGCCTTGAACTTCGCTGCCGTGCGCGCAGTAGGCCAAACCAGGTTTTTGTTGTTGCCGACCGTGGGTAATCCCGTGCCATCAGAAAACCCAATCATCCACTCAAACACCCGTCCCGATTCCTTCAGCGTGGTCAAGATGCCTTGGTGCATCTCCTCGGTAGGCTTGAGGTGAAACGGCACCGAAAGTTGACCGGGTGAACCCAAACCCGTGATGAATTCCTCATCTTCGACCGTATCCAGACTCGTGACGTTGATCTGGCTCTTGGTACCTGCACCTAAGCTGCTAATGCCCGTGGGGCATGCCATTTTTAGAAGTACCGGATTGGGTGTGGCGAGTGTATTGAGCACAAACAATTGGACGCCTTGGGTAAGCAAAAAACCTTCTGACATGATGAACCTCGCAAAAAGAAGCCCGGCAGTGCCGGGCGGGAATGAAAAGCTACGGTGAGCTACCGCCCCCGAATGAAATCAGCCTGTAGGCCGATGTGAAAAATCTTGGTGTCCGGCTCCCGCACGTGGATGACGACACGGTTTGCGATATGCGCGCCATCCAGCGCATCGCGCACAGCGCGGGCGAGTTGCAGGCAAGTAACTTCCTCGGCATCGCCTGGACCCGCCCAACAATCGATCTGCACGAGATCGTTGTCGCCATCGGGCGCGTCGCTGATCTGATCGTAAGGCTGTCCGGCCACGGTGAACCAGGTAACGTAGGGGGTTTGCGTACCTTGCGGGGCGCTACCTGAACCGTAGATTCTGGGGGCGGTATCGCCCACCAGCGACTTTATCGATCCTGCGAACCAGTTCCGCCCTGATAATCTCGATGGTTTGCTGTCCATGTTGATGCACTGCGGGGCGCAGCCACGGGCGCGCCGGTTGCTGGCTGGAACCATATTCCATGAATGATGCGGTTTTGCGTGTGGTCACAGGCTCTTCGCCTGGGCGGTCGTAGGGCTTGCGCTTCACGCGCAATAGATAGCGTTCGCCTTTGCTGCCGATGGGCTGCTTGCCACGGCTGGCGATAACGTTATACTCCAGCAGACCAGTAGATTCCTCACCATTTTGCGCAATCGAGGCCTGCAGATTCTCTTTCGCCCTGTCGCGCAGATGGCGTGCACCGCGGGCCAGTGCTGTTTTCACAGGGCCGCCACGTTTGGACACAACCTCGGGCGGCAGAGATTGCAGCGTGCGCAACACGTCGTCCAGACCGTGTAGCTTTATTTCGACTTTCACAGCGGTTCTCCTAAGGTTCCTCGCTCGATCCAGCAACACAGCGCAGCCGCCATTCGCGGCGCGCCGTGGCGTCTGTTTCGACAGACTGCACGTTGTAGATGCGCCCGTCCCACAGGACACGCCAAGCAGCCATGTCGTGCTCTGACGCGGGAAACCACCGCATATTGATGCGCGCGGCGGTCTCGGATTGCACGGACGCGCTAGCCTGGAACTCGCGGCCAGGGCCAGTCAGAACTTCGGCAGGGATGTTTTCCAGGCGTGTGCCATCGGGTAGCACAACGACCTGCCAGCCGCCGCTACCTGGTACAAGATAGCCGTCTGCGTCCCGAACCGCGGCGGCTTCGAGCTCAAACGTCACGCGGTGGCGTAATCGGTAAGCCAGCATCACGCCCAGCACTTGACGCGGTATGGTGACAATTTCACTTCTGCCGCGCGCCGCAACTTCTCGGCATCATCCGGCGAAGCCTGATAAGCCGCTTGCAAAAGCAGCATCACGCCCATTACCACGCTGGGCGGCGGCTCCGTGAGCGGCGCGACAGGCGTCGGCACGCCGTTAACCAACTCCTCGGCGGGAATCGGCTCCAACAGCCCACGGCTCATGTACTGCACCGCTTCGTCCTCAGCCGCGTCAAGCAAGTTTTGCAACTTGGCGTCGTCGGCGTTATGGATCACGTCCAGGTACGTCTTGGCGCTCTCCAAAGGGATGACTGACATACCGACTCCTACCGTTCTGGTCCTTGCTTGGCGCGGCGCGGTGCTTTGGGCGCAGGTGGATCGGTTTGATCCGCGCCGTCCTGCTTGGGCGCGGGTGGATCGGTTTGATCCGCGCCATCCGGCTTGGTCGCTGGGTCGATGACCTTGACCAACCCTTTTCTTGCCAGCGCCTCGCCCGTGGTGTCTGAAACCTCGAACTCGGCATGACGCCGACGTGGCCCATTGTGCTCAAAAGATTGCAGTGCTTGAACTTTCATCATTAACTCCATCGGACTTATCGAGTGCGGGCGCAGCCCTTTGGCCGCGCCCGCGCGGCATCAAGGTTTAGCGCCGTCGAAATTGCCCTTAACGAAGGCTTCTGGCCGATAAACCGTCAAGCCCACGCGTTCTTCGCAACGAATCGTCACCATGTTCTTGATGAAGTTGTCGCGATCTTCCAAGCTGATCTGCACGTTCACATCTTCGCGATCCCAGCCTTGCACCGCCAACCCGCCGCCAAATGCGCCGACCAGGAACTCGTTCGCGTCCATGGCTTGCGTCGCCACGACATTGCGACCCCACAGGCCGGGCTGCATGGTGCTGCGCGCATTCGTGAACATGTAATCGTGCTGCGCGTTCTTGGTCAGTTCAATGGCCGCCCAATCCATCGGGTTGATCACAATGCCGTCCACCGGGTATTCGGCCAGCTCACTTTGCAAGATCGCTAGGCGCAGACGGTCGGCACGCGTCTCATTCTGCACGGTCAAGCCAGGGTTCGCGTAGGCGGACGCCTGTGTGTAGATGCCATTCAGATTCAGGTTCACGCCACTACCTTTAAGTAGCTGCGCCTCCTCGACGAATTTCAGGCCGTAACGCAGCCGTCCATCGACATAGCTTTGCAGCATGGGCACGTCGGCCAGTACTTGCTTGGACGCATGAATCCAGTGCGCAATCGTGATGATGGGCGCGCTCGTGGCCTCAAACGTCAGGTGCGACTCGGGTTTGCCGCCAGACGGGTTCTCATCGACCGGCGCAGCGTTGTTCGTAAAAAGCTTCTCGCGTGCGTACTCGATGCTGTTCGACGACGTGCGACCCCAAGCAATCAAGTCACGCACAGTCAGGCGACGCAACATAGGACTTTGAATGCCAGGCAGACGCTCGGGCACGATCAAGTCGCCCGCCGATCCCGGTTCAGAACCGATGGCGGCCTGTACCGGCATGCGGAACGTGCCGTGCGGGTTCGACACAAACGCCTTGTATCCGTCGCTCTCGGTGAGTTGTTCGCCCATGGATTGGGGGGCGCGGGCTGTGCCGCCGCCGCTTTGCGCCGCAGCAAGCATCTGCTCGGCATTCGCCAAGCGGGCTCGCAGCTCGCCTTGCTCGGTGAGTAGTTGATCAGCCTTGGCGCTGGTCTCAGCGCTCATTTGCTGATGCGCTTGAATTTCTTTCTGTGCCCGCTCGGCCTGGGCTTTGAGCTGGTCGCTGACCGTTTTCAGGCTGGCGTTGATTTGTTCGATTTGCTCTTCTTTCATGGTGGAACTCCTAATGCAAGATAGTGGTAAGGGACGCGGCCAGACTGGCCGTTTTTCTGAATGCAGCCGAATCACTCGAGCCGCGTCCGGCGGCATCACGCGCGCCGCTGCCAGCCGAATCGCTCAGGCTGGACTTGAAATCGTGGATCAATCGCTGCGCTTCGTTGCGCGGCATGCC